GGCCATTGTGCCATACGGTTTCACCATTAACAAGACGGAAACCGCCAATAAGATCATCTTCATCAGTTTCTATTGTAATGTTTACACGAATAAGTTCTCTCTTAAGTTGAGCACATGCTTGCTCTACAGAGAATGTCTTACCATTCCCAGAAAGACCAGTGATAAAAGCAGGATAAAAAAGCTTGCTTTGTATAATTTTTTTGACATCTGTAAATGAACCAAACTTAACGAAAGTGTCATCCGTAGTAGGAACCAAGTCTCTCTCTACATCTGGTTGAACTGCTGGAGCACTAAAAGACTTTTCAATATTTTCAACTGCCTTAGTAGTAACTTCAAGATTCCATCTACCTGGTTTTACTCTAAATTTTTTAATTTTTTTAGTAACAGTTGCATAAGCAATGTCATTAGCAGCACAGAATCCACGAACATCTGCAGCACCAAATTCATTTCCATATGCACTTCTCAATCCATCAATTGCTTGCTTTTCTGTCATTTTAAGTTCAAAAGGTTTAACAGTCATAATAATAGGTGTCTTATTTATGAACCTATTATAACAATAAAAAAGGGGTCAGATGACCCCTAGTGTACACTTTATAAACTGTCCATATGTGTCTTCAATTCCTTTAGCAATTTAGATTTACTGTGCCTTCTATCCAATTCAATACCAACTGTTCTACCATAATTTTCAAGTTGCTTCTTACTCATTCCAGAAAAATTGACTTCTCCTTCATTAGAAGTTTCAACAACAGTTACTACTTCTGGCTTTGATGGTACTTCATCAACAACAGGTGCTGTTACTTTTCCCTTTAATAGATCTCCGAAATGACTCATGGTTTTATATAGAATTTCTTGATGTATTTATCATGCAACAAGTTCTATAAACTCACCAAGAATTTTCTTGTTCATCTTTTTGTTATTAAGAGACTTTTTGAAAGCAGTTCTAATCTGTGCTTTAGTAGCATCTTCCTTAACTTCAAACTCTGCATCATTATCTAAAGCAGATGATGATAATCCAAAGTAAGTATGATAACCAGAATTCTTGATGGAACAAGACTTGTTCTTCTTCCAATCTTTCAGTGTCTTCTCATACTTATCTCCATAAGATCCTGTAAATCTTCTTATGAATGCACCACCATCTCTTGGTGAAGCAATACGAATACCAATGAAATTAACATCAGGAAACTTATCTCTAAGATTTCTAAGGTACACATCAGTTTGTTCGTACCAACCACCAGTAAATGCATAGGTACGTCCAGTCTTACGACATCTTAGGTAAGATCCATAATCAATGTTACGAGTACCTAAGAATGGTTCAGATTCCCAAGCACGATTAAATTCTTTATGAAATCTTAATGGAGATCCTTCACCATCAGTAAGAACAACACACTGAACCTTTTCAACATTATTATCTTCTTTAAACTTAGGAAGTATTTCATGAAGAGCAATCATAGTCTCATTCAATGGAGTTCCAGAGAGATTTAATCCAGTTGGCATAAAATACTGACAATGGTAACGATCTTCATGAGCTATTGCAATACGAAATATATTCTTCATCTGTTCTTCAAGAACCTTACCTCTTACTTTACTAGTAAAGAAGTTCATCAGAGAGAAGTGATCCTCAACATGAGCAACACCTTCTTTTGCCTCATATGCTGGCATTCTTGCTATTGTTTGTTCACCATCAGAATTGTAAGTCTGAAGAGGATAACAGTTAGTAAATGCATAAACCTCGAATGGAATGTTTACCTTCTTACAGAACCATAATAGGTTATACAATTGCTTTAGAGTATCAAGCAATACAGGAGCCATAGATCCAGACCAGTCAAGAATGAATACTAGACCATGATTTTTACCATCAGGTATTACACTTATTTTCTTAAAGAGATCTTCATTGTATTTGTAAGTATGAAGTTTAGTGCAATCTAAAACACCAGTTCTAGCAGTAGTAGCACGAGCATAACTTGAAGCTGCCTTGCGACACTCAAACTCTTTTACAAGATAGTTAACTTCTTTCTGTGCATTGCGTTTGAATTTAACATACTCAGAATCTGCATAGTTAAATCTGTCTGTTGGAAGATAACTTGAATCAACACCATACCTTTCTAATCTTTCTTTATATGCATCAGAATCTTCTGACCACTCTAATCTGCAAGTTTCATGTATCTCCTCATTAGGAACAATCACTCTATCTAATCTCAACTTTGGTAACTCAAAGTAAGAAGTCTCACGAGTTTGATTGGTATTAGTAAGATCCTTAAGTGCATCTTCTAATGATTCTACAGTCTTAAGATCTAAGTTACTATTCTTCTTGCCTGGCTGCTTTTGTGGTAGTTGGTCTGTATCTGACTCTTCTGGTTTACCTTTACTTACTGGTTGATTTGAATCTTCATATTCTTCTTCATCATTGTTCTCATCAGAATCTTCAGAATCTTGACCACTTTGTGGTTGTGGTTGAAAATCTGGATCCTCTTCTCCATCTTCTGAATCTGAAGATAATTGCTCTTTGGCATCTTCTGCATCTTTTTGCTTCATGCAGTAATCATAAAGAACTTTAGATGCATTAAGAACCTCATCAAAAGTCTCACATGAATCTACTACCTTGACAATCTCTTTCTCATCAGTTGAAAAAGGTATATCAACGAAGTTACCAATCTTGAAATATAGATTAACCCTATCAGCAAGATTAAGAGACTCAAGATCTTCATCAGCAATCCTAAAGAAATCATCATCATTTAGTTCCTCATAACCGTGGTAGAAAGATTTGGCAAGTCCTGCATACTTGCGTTTCATTAACTTCTCTATTCTAACATCCTCTACAATATTCACAAACTGTGGTGGCATCTGAACTTCTAGGAACCAGTTTCTATCTGGTGTAAACAATGCATGTCCTACCTCATGTCCAACCAACATATCATATACAGTATTACTTGCCCTATCCCATAAAGGTAATGTCAATACACGAGTACCCACATTAAACTCTGCTGTCTCTACTTGCTTATGCTCTACTATAAGGTCTTCAGTAGCAAGAAGTTTAGCAAGTTGAGATTTGATTTCGTGTTGTACTGTCATCTGTCATTTGTGTCCGATATACCTATTATACTAAAAAACCTCCCTTTGGGGGAGGTAAGTAGACGGTTTATCAACTGTCTACGCTTTGCCTTTGCTTGTCGCAGCATTTGGGGCTTTAGGTGCCTTTTTTGTTCTTTCTTTGAATGATGCTGCCAATTTGGAACTTTCATGGAGTGCCTCCAGTGCGGCTAGTACTTCAGGGGTTTCTTCCCATGACCACTCTTGAGAGTGCTTGGGATTCTTCTTTTCTACTGTATGGGTCTTCAAAGTCATATGATCCCTGCGTTGGAGTATTTATTGTATCAGATCTTGAATCCTATGTCAAGTAACTGTCCAATCAATTATTTTTCGGATATCCTTATTATATTTCCACACCTCCTTAAACATATCAGCATTGACACCAATTCTTTCCATTTGAACAATTAAAGAATTTATGTCTTTAGGAAGACAGGTTCCACCAAAACCACGATCATTATCTATACCAGGTACTTGTGTATGTGATTTACCAATCCTACTATCCGTAGAAACTCCAAAAGAAACATTCTTATAATTCATTTTTGTCACTTCACATACATCATATATCTTATTAAAATATGCCACCTTGTATGCAAGAAATACATTAGAAAAATATTTGATTGCTTCACTCTCATCTGAACTAACAATTAAACTTGGAATTTTAGGAAATACATCCCCAAAGAAATCAACAAACTCTTTACATAATTCCTCATCTCCACCAACAACATTTCTTTCAGAATTTCTAAAATCTTCTACAGCATTTCTAGCAGTAAGAAATTCAGGATTGTGAATTACGTTATATTTCTCTGAATATCTTCTAGTTGTTCCAATAGGAACAGTGGATTTAATAACAAAAGTTCCTTCTATATCTGGATTGTCCCAAAAAATATTTTCAAAAAATTGATCTAATATTGACAGATCACATTCTCCATTTTCTTTCATTGGAGTCGGAAGACAAACAAAAATAAAATTCTG